GTTTACCAAGATTAAAGAGCAGGCCCACGCTGACTTTATTACTCGGTTACCTGACACTTATGATGTAGAAGATTTAGATGTTAAGGTAGAGGCTAAGGCAAAAGAACAATCACTTCTTAAATTAGGAGTTGAATGTTGTAAAAATAATGATATAATATTAATATAACATATTTATATAATATAAATTAACAATAAATAAAAAGGAAAAGTTATGCCGTATGTTGGACAAACACCGTTAGAAGAACGATTAGATGACATTAGAGAAGTTATCAGAATGGTCGGAAAGAGTATTGAAGAAGGAAAAGCAGATAAAGGAGCTGTACTCGATAATCTTTTCATTGCCATGCAAAAAATCGAAAGTATTAAATCATCTATTCGTAAAAAATAATTCATGCGTAAATCTAAAACACCTGTTTTAAAAGGATTTAAAAAACTGCAGTGTAAATATTGCAGTGAAATATGTGAACGTGTTGATGAAAAAGCAGATGCTATTACATGTTATCAATGTGTTTCTAAACTACTTCGAGGCGAACATTTGGAAGTTCGAAAGTAATTACCTATTATTTAAATAAACATGTTACAAGCAGAACAAATCAAAGAAAACTGGGAAATGTATCGTGCACTCATTGGTGCTACATTTCCTACACGTAAAGATGCATTAAATCGGATGTATGATGATTTCGAAGATCGCATAATTATGATGCCAGCATCTAGTATTGCCCATTTTCATAATGCATTTGCCGGCGGTTATGTAGATCACATACTTCGAGTAATGGATTGTGCTAAATCTTTATATATTGCTTGGAAAGCAATGGGATCGGATATGTCTGGTTATACTATGGAGGAATTGATGTTTGCAGCAATGCACCACGATTTAGGTAAAATAGGATTTCCAGGCGAAGGCAATGAAGTATATCAAGTAGAAACTTCAGATTGGCATCGCAAGAATCAAAATAAAATGTATAAGCATAATGAAAACATTCCATTCTCAATGGTACCAGATCTTTCTATTTGGCTGCTTCAGGAATATGATGTTAAAATGTCTTGGAATGAATATCAAGCAATTAAGATTCATGATGGAATGTATGATGATGCAAATAAACCGTATTATGTTGCTAGATCCGCACAAGCAAAGCTCAAAACTAATATGCCTATCATTTTGCACCATGCAGATCATATGGCTGCACAAATTGAATTTGAACGTTGGAGAAACCGAGATGCTGCTACACCAAAGCCTGTTGTAGAAAAAAGCAAAGTAACTAAGAGTAATGGTTTGAAAAATCTAGCAGAAAATAATCCAGATGTTGAAAAAACATTAACGGATATTTTTAGTGCATTTAATCAGGATTAAATATGATTTGGACAATATTAATATCAATTGTAGTAATTGGAATTATAGGATATGCTGCATATCGTATTTGGTATCTAGCAGGTAAACTTGCCGATGCACAAGAATACATTGAACAATTAGAACTAACAAATGAATATATGTATGGTAAAATTATTTCATCATATGAGGCGATGCAAGAAATAGATCGTTTAGGTGCGTTTGAAAAAGATGATGAAGCTGGAACTACTTTCCAAATGCTAAGTCAAACAATTACAGAATTAAAAGAACAATTTGATGGCGAAGCGCAAGAAGAAAAGTAATGTTTACTTTACAAAAATAACAGAATTGGCTATATTAGCTTACAATCGAATAGAAGATAATCCAGTATTGCGAGAAAGAATATATAGAAGATTTATATATCCAGCTTTCATGAAAATGGCAGAAAATTTGATTAACACAATTAAACCTACATATATAGATTCTAGTTTTGTTGATCTACAAACCGATCTAGTTACCTATCTAACCGAACGTTTAACTAAGTTTAATCCGAATGCGGGTAAAGCATATTCATATTATACTAGAACGTCGTACAACTACTTAATTGGCGAAAATGATCGTGCTTATAAAAAATTAAAATCTGATACATTAGAATTAGATGTTGATGAACAAAGAAATGTTATCACAGAAATGCATAATGATGAAATGCGCGAAGTATTAGAATACTTTATGGATGCGTATGTAAATCATTGCTATGATAATTTAAACTATATCTTTACAAATTCAACAGATATACATGTAGCTGATTCAATATTGCATGTTTTTGAAAATCGTGAACACATAGAAGACTTTAATAAAAAACGATTGTATATCTTAATAAGAGAACGTACTGGATTAGATCCATCTCAAACTACAGCTGTTACTAGAGTTGTAAAAGTGTTAAAACAAATTTATGAAGATAGTTTTCGCGAATATGAACAAGCAAACTTTATAAAATTACCCTTTTAATATTTATTTATAAAGGATTTTGGTATGGATAAGAACGATGAACTGTTTAAGGGAACGAGTTTTGCCGACCTAATGTCTGATGTTTATCACAATTCGAAAAAGAAAGATCGGCAAATTAATCAGTTAATAGCACAGTTGCAGCCTTTAATTAAGAATGCATCTGATGCTACTATCATTGTACCATTAATTAAAGAATATTTAGATGTTGCTGTTAAGAATGACGATCACTTAGTTAAACTAACAGCTATTGTGCAACGTTATATTTCTACTAAACAAACAATTTCTGGTGCTGACGGATTGTTGAGTGATGAAGAAAAACAGCAATTACTAAAAGTTGCTGAAACTACATTAACATCGGAATTAGAAGAAGAAATAGATCGCATTGAAGAAGATGATAAAATACTACAACAAAAAATACAAGATGCTAAATCTAAGTTAGAAAAGGATATGGATGCGTAATATTCAATTTGATGTTGCAGAAGTATTAGAATATGACAAAACGTATCAGTATATAGAGCCTAATGATCCAGATTCTAATACTGATAAATTATTTGCTATAAAAGTTCGATCTTGTACTGAATATTTTAATAAGAAACCATTTATAGTAAAACCTTCCAATATCAATTTTAAACAAATACCATTAGTTGGTGAATTTGTTTTAATTTATAAAACATTTAATCAGGTTTCTACTTCAGATAAATATAGAGAATCGTGGTATTATATTACATCAGTTGATATACAATCTTCAGTACATGCAAATTTATTGCCTGGGTTATCCGGTGGTAAAACACAGGAAGAAATTGATAATACGAAGCCAGGAAAGACTTTTGATTTTCGCATAGTTTCACCATTACAACTATATGAAGGTGATATGTTAATGGAAGGCCGGTGGGGTAATAGTATTCGTTTTAGTAGTACTGTTGATCTTAAGGGAACGCAAAATCATTACCACATCGATGTACCATGGAAGGGAAGTACCAAACAAGGCGATCCTATCATAATACTTTCGAATGGTCGTAAAACTGAATCAAACAAAAAATTTGTTGTAGAAAATATACAAACGGATGCAGCTTCATTATATTTAACTAGCACACAAAAGTTATCTAGTTTTCAATTGAACAACATCATACGAACTAGTGATTCAGAAACTTCATTTAATAAGTCTCAATTAATTGGAACTGCCGATCGAATAACTTTAAAGTCAAAATCTGATATCATTGTATTAGACAGTAATACAGCAGTAGAAATTAATACTCCATTGTTATCTATTGGACAAAAACCAAATTCCTTTAAAGAGTATGGATTACATAGTGAACAAGTTAAAGATTTATTTGATACAATTATTGATATATTAAATTTTGGGCTCATAGCCGGTAGCACACCGGTAACAATAAACCCGGCGTTAAAATCATTTTTTGATTCACAAATACAACTTGCTACAAGTAAAATTGATAACGAACTAATTAAACAAGATAAAGCATAAATGGCAACTGTTTTTCCATTCAATAAAATACCAGCAATTCCGTTAAAAATATTATCGGTATTACTCCCGGTGTTTCTTAAACAAAAAAAATTTCTAAATAAAGTTATTGGAGAACTACAACAAAAAGTTGATGGACTATCAAAAACAGCTACATGTGGAGATGCAGAAATTAACGCAATTAAACAAGATTTAGAACAAATAAAACAATTGGTTGAAAACATACAACGTATAGCAAATGCATTACAACCAATTTCTTCTTCATTACAAACTGCTACAACGATAGCAAATATACTAATACCGATACAATTGGCTATTCCGGCAATTGTCGGAGTCCCAGACGGACCTAAAGAACAATCGTTATTGTCATTAGCTGAATTACTACAAAATATCACAATAATTTTAAACATACTAAATGGCATCGTATCTACAATAAATGATATTAATGAACGCGTAAATTCTATCGTTTCTTTGGCACAATCTAAATTAAACTCTGTATGCAACGGGGATGATTTTTCTATAGATTCTGGTTATGATGTTTTACAAGTTTCTACAACTAGTAATAAAGGTGTATCTAATCCTGCATTAAACAATTTTTATAATAGTGAATTTTACCGTGAAGTTAATGTTTCTAACGAAGATTTACAAAATAGAATTGATCAAATACAAAATTTATTAAATGAACAATTATCAGTATTAGATAATTTAATAGAAACTCCTAGTATAGTATTTAAAGGGATAGGATTTCCTGATATAAATTTAGGAAAAATTGGAGATTATTATATTGATACTGATACTCAACAAGTATATGGGCCTAAACCAACTCAAAATTCTTGGAGTTAATATTTATATAAAAGAATAATATGGATACAAAAACATTAGTAAAAGCACTTAAAATGGCTGTACGTGAGGTTATAAAGGAAGAATTAACAGAAATTCTTCGAGAAGGGTTACAATCTACTATTAATGAAATGACCCAATCAAAAAAACCAGTAAAAAATGAAACGGTACGAGTTGTTCCTAAAATGGTTTCCGAATCTGGAAGAAAGCCTAAAGTACAATTTGCTGAAAATAAATGGGCTTCTGTTTTAAATGAAACTGATATGCTAATTGAACAAAATCCGTCAGCAATGAATAGTTTTGCTGATTTAATGAATGAGAGTGCCGGAGAAATGTCATTTAATTCTGCAGATGTTAATACATTTGCTATGAATCGACAAAATATGAAACCATCCTCCGGTGTATCGGCACAGTCGCCTGCAATCATGGAAGATCCCGAAACCGGGAAGGTTTATGATGTAGCACCAGAAGTTCAACAGGCATTGACGCGAGATTATTCTGCATTAATGAAAGCTATAAACCGTAAGAAAGGTAATTAATGGCATATGTTTTTGAAAGACAAGTACAATCATCTGATATTACTAGTAATATTTTTGTTGATATTCCATTAGGCGTACGCTTAACAAATTCTAGTACTGTTTTTCAATCTATATATGTAGTACCCGATCAGGTTAAAGAAAACTTAAAAACATTGTTGCTAACACAAATTGGCGAACGATATATGCAACCAGAATTTGGTACTAACTTATTATCAATTGTGTTCCAACCAAATGTTTCTGAACTAAAAGGTGAAATACAAGAAATTCTAGAAACTTCGATAGGTACATGGTTACCATATATTATTATAGAAGATTTAACAATATTAACTGCTGAAGATGAACCTACCCTCCCGTACCAGGTATCAGTATCTTTAACATATTCTATAGAAAATTTTAGTACGGATACAATTAAAATATATGTAAATAATAATAATACAGTATCAGTAGTATAGGTATATAATGGAAACAAAAAAAGATGTATCATATTTAGGAAAAGATTTTGGTCAATTTCGAAATAATTTAATAGAGTTTACTAAACAATATTTTCCACAAACATACACTGATTTTAACGAATCATCTCCTGGAATGTTGTTTATAGAATTAGCAGCATATGTTGGAGATGTACTTTCATTTTATGCTGATACTAATTTAAAAGAATCGTTATTAGATCAGGCCACTGAACGTTCTAATGTATTTGATTTAGCTAGAACTTTAGGATACGTTCCTAATAATGCTGTTCCGGCACAAGTTACGTTAACGTTATACCAATTGGTCCCAGCAATTGGATCTGGGTCTAGTGTCCGTCCAGATTTTAACTATGCATTGGCAGTTAAACCTGGTATGCAGATAAAAGAAGAAGGTGGACCTGCAGTTTTTAGAACATTGGATTCTGTAGATTTTGGTTATTCATCATCATTTAATCCTACGGAGGTTACTATATATGAAACCGACGATTCTACAAATCAACCAACATACTATCTTTTAAAAAAACAAGTTAAAGCAGTATCCGGTCAGGTTAAAACATCTACATTTTCTTTCGGGTCTCCGTTGCCATATGATAAAGTAGTATTACCAGATACTAATATAATAGAAATTATATCAGTAGAAGAATCAGATGGAGATAATTGGTATCAAGTACCATACTTAGCACAAGAAACTATTTTTGAAGATGTTCCAAATTTACTAGAAAACGACCCAGATTTTTATCAATATCGATCTAGTTCTCCTAGTTTATTAAAACTAAGAAAGACAGCAAAACGATTTATAACTAGATATCGAAGTGATAATAAATTAGAATTACAGTTCGGATCAGGTATTTCTGATAATAATGATGAAGAAATTATTCCAAACCCGGATAATGTCGGGAATGGATTAGCTGGATTTCGTAGAAGTGTGGATGTAGATATAGATCCATCAAACTTTTTATTTACCAGAACATATGGTCAAGCACCAGCAAATACATCGTTAACTGTAACATATACTATAGGTAATGGAATTTCTGATAATGTTGCTGCGTCTACTTTAACTAATATTAACTTTATTGAATACAATGAAAATATAAATTCTATAAATAATGCTGGTATAGTTAATTTTGTTAAAAGTACATTAGCCGTAACAAACGAGTCACCGGCAGTAGGTGCAAAAACATCTGATACATTAACAGATATTAAAAATAATGCCATGGCATATTTTGCTACCCAAAATCGTTTAGTTACTCGAGAAGATTATATAGTTCGTGCATATTCAATGCCATCAAAATATGGTAGTATTGCAAAAGCATATATCGTACCTGATGACCAATTATCGCAGCAAGATTATGTTGAACAACGAGTTGCTAATCCTGTTGCATTAAATATGTATGTATTAGGTTTCAATTCATCTAAACAACTAACTGAATTAAACCAAGCGGTAAAAGAAAATTTAAAAACGTATTTAGATTATTATCGAATTTTAACTGATGCTGTCAATATTAAAGATGCATTTATTATTAATATTGGAATTGAGTTCGAAATTGCAGTACTTCCAAATTATAATAGTAATGAAGTTTTATTACGATGTATTGATACGGTAAAAAAACTATTTGATATCGACAAATGGCAAATTAATCAACCAATTATAAAATCTGATGTAATGAATGTTTTAGGAAATACAAAAGGAGTTCAATCAGTTGTAGGAGTTTTATTTAAAAATTTATATGATTCTGCATTAGGTTATTCTGGAAATATTTATGATTTAAATACTGCTACTAAAAATGGAGTTTTATATCCATCTTTAGATCCTAGCATATTCGAAGTTAAATTCCCAAATTCAGATATCAGAGGACGAGTAGTTAATTATTAAAGGTTTAATACATGTTTAGAATATTTTATGCAGAAAAAGATGCTACTTTATATGAATCAGCACCGGATGCTAATACCGGTATTGATGAATTATTAGAAATTGGCAAACGTTTAGATTTTGAAGGTGAAACACTTCTTAAATCTAGAGCAGTTCTAAAATTTGATATGTCCGAAATTTCAGCATCCTTATCAAAATATGGAAAAACTGTTAATGATTGTAAATTTATTCTTAATCTATATACATCTCATGCAAAAAACTTGCCTGCAGACTATACTATTTTTTCAAAACTAGTAGGAGAAAATTGGATTAATGGTACTGGTTTTGAAAGTAATCCTACAACGGATGGTGTATCATGGAACTATCCAATATCTTCTAGTGCGTTATGGATATCCGGGAGTCAGAATGTTCGTATAGGTTCTAGTAGTTTATATATTAGTGGATCCGGTGGTGGAGGTAATTATTTATATCGTTCCGGATCTGGAAATACGTCCGGATTAATTACATCTGAATCGTTTTCGTATCGTACAACTGATTTAAATATTAACGTTACCAATTCTGTAAAAATTTGGTTAAGCGGTAGTGATGGATATGTAATTCCGAATAATGGATTCTTGTTACAGTATTCTGACACTGATGAAATAAATAATTCTGTTAGTGGTTATATTAGATTTTTTAGTCGAGAAACACATACTATATATGTTCCTAGATTAACTATGTACTGGGATAACAGCACTTTTACAACAGGATCGTTAAGCTCAGTAAATACAGATTCATATACGACATATACCCAGGTTAAACCATCGTATAAAGACACGGAGATTGCTAAAATACGAATATACGGGCGTGACAAATATCCACAAAAATCTCCAACAAATTTATTTCCAATACAAACAGTAAAATATTTACCTGCTACTACTTATTACACAGTATTAGATGCCGCTACGGATGAGACTATAATTCCGTACGATGATATTTATACTAAAGTAAGTTGTGATTCTACTAGCAATTTTATTTATTTAGACCTAAACGGTTTTATGCCAGAACGCTATTATCGTTTAGAATTAAAAGTCGTAAATGGAATTGAAGAACAGTACATCATAGACCAAATTTATTTTAAAGTAGTTAGATAATGGCAAATAATACTATTAGTTTACGGAATCAACAATTATTTGATCCTGGAGCACTTCGGCAAAGTATTCCATATCAGATAAATGGATTAACATATAGATCAAATGATACTAATGTGCATCCTAGAGATGAAGCTGGAAATATTATACTACAAGAAAATTCTGAAACTAATCCGTTATTAATTATAGAACCAGTAGCACCTAATATTATTAACAGTACTATATTACGAGTTATTGATACTACGTTTCGATATTTTAAATTTCCGGCTACTACAGATAGTGAAGTACCTCAGATTGCAGCTGCAGATTTAGAGTTAGATTTATCTGCTGTAGGATTCGATTCTATATATGCATATTATAGACCTATAGCAGATCTAGTACCAGGTAGTGTAGATATTACAGGAACAAATTATTCTGGAATTGATATGGGTAGGGTATTAGAAGGGCAGCCGCAAACATATACAAATAACTATTACATTACTAAAGATATTAAAGAATCAGGTAAAGATCTTCGTTTCCGAGCAAAAATTTCTCATACATTTACTGGAAATGAATTTGGAGATTCTCTGGGTAGTATATATTTTTCTATTATAAAAGCCGGACTGAACACTCCGTTAAATAGAAGATGGCGGGATGGTTATGCATCATCCAGGCCAACACCTACTATCGATTTTAGACAGTTAATATTAAATATCGCAACAGAAATGAAAGATGCTTGCGATGATCCGGCAAAATTCGGAGGGGAGTATAGTGGATATTATGAAGAACCATGGATATCATATTGGATATTGTTCTTAACACAAAACATACCAGAAGATCAGATTAGATTAACTGGTGCACAACTTGAAGCTATTGATTATGTATTAACTAGAGATGCGAAAAAAGTGCCACGAACTGGAGAAGATACGTATAATGGGATACGCGGCAGACTTCAAAGTGCATTAGCTACATATAATACAGCTGTCGAAAATGCTAAAAATGTATATGGTATTATAGATATAAATACTACGCAGAACGTATATTTTGATGAAATAGTACGTAATTCAGAATTTGAAATTGGAGATCTATTTTCAATTGGCGTAGTAATCGGCAATGCTGGACATACTATAGAAGCCGTGCAATCATATTGGTCAATTACCGATGCTAGTAAACAAGTAAATGAATGGAATCAGGAAATAATTGAATAATGTTAACACAATATAAAAATATTGATCAAATATTACAAGCAACTGCTTCCGTGTCAGCGGAACGTTTACCTATATCTAAAAAACAATATGTTTCATTAGACCGTACGGCATTTACGAGGTTTAATACTGATATAACTACACAAGGCGTTGACAATAAAATAGAATTACACGTGTATGCAGGCGATTCTTGGATAACTGGTACGCATCAAATAGCTATACGCAATCAAATACCTACATATACAAATAAACAAACAAATCAGCCGATTATTTTTAATCCGCAACCAGTAGCAATTGATTTATATGAGGAATTAGAGAAATTAAAATTAACATCTGGTAATTTTCGTATTGCAATTAATTTTTTTAAAAATTTAATTGGTAGTTATGATCAACAACATTTAAGAATTGATGAGATCTCCCCAGATCGCACGGAAATAAAACTACGAGCTATAAATGATGAAGATCCAGAATTTCTGTTACAAATAACTAATTTTATACAAACAGTTAAACAAACATCGCCTCGTACGAAAAGATATATATCATATTTGTTAAATTTTAGTAGGAATCAATGTGTATCATTTGTTAATAGTGTCGTTATTGGCGAATACTTATATGTAAAACTACTAGATCCATTACCTACTGAATTTGATATAGATTATAAATGTTGGGTAGTCGAAGAACAAAAACCTACATATTTAGATATAGTTTCAGTATTACCATTTGTTACTCAAACACAATTTAGGAAATTATCAAATCCTAATTGGTATGCAAATGCATCATATAATATATCATCAGAAACAGGATTGAAAACTTGGGCTGATTTATTAGGATCATCTGTACAAACTTCACAACAAATTGTAGATGCATATTTTTCTGGAAGTTTATCGGGAGTTACATTAAACATAGATTTTTCTGATTTTAATAATTTTGTTTTTTATAGTTCAGCAACCGAACGTTTAGAGAATTTTAAATATAAACTTCAACTTTTAGAATATTATAACTCACAGAGTCTAGCGATATCTACTATATCTGGCAGTGTTGCTACTACTAATGCAGCTGATTATGATCGACAACGAAACAATTTAATTGGTGGGTTTGATGCATTCGAAAAGTATTTATATTATGACTCATCATCTCGTTTAACAACATATGACATTCCGGTTGAATTTGCCAATGTTCCTTCGATTACAGGAAGTTATATAACTCCAGTACCAAAATTAAATTCTACTAAACCATATAATTTATATGCAGTAAGTAGTTCGCAATTTCAAAGTTGGTATTCTGATGTAGTTTCATATGCAGCTGACTATGATGTATTAAATTTAAATTCTTTAATATATGCTATACCAGAATTTATTAGATTAGACGCATCTAACGAAAATTTGTCTACCTTTGTCAATATGTTAGGTCATCATTATGATATACTTTATACGTATATTAATCATATGACTCGTATTAATATTCGAGAAGAGAATCCTAAATTGGGTATGCCAAATGAGTTGTTATATTCAGTAGCAAAACAATTTGGATGGAACTTAACCGATGGAAATCAATATCAAGATTTATGGCAATATGTTTTAGGTACAGATGAATCCGGAATTCCTATTACAGGATCTAATACCGTAGGCGAAGGGTCAATATCTGGTCGTAATATGACTGGTACGATATGGAGACGTATTGTAAATAATTTACCATTACTATTGAAATCTAAAGGTACTAAGCGCAGTGTACAAGCATTGTTATCATGTTATGGAATTCCGCAGTCTATGATAACAATTAAAGAATATGGCGGACCTAGATTAGATCGAGCACCGATATATGAAAAATTAAATTTTGATTATGCGTTAGATTTGATTACAAATCCTGCTGGTACTGTTACGGTAAATTATTCACAATCTATTAATAGTATAGAACTTAGATTCCGTACTGATAATGTAATTGATAATCCAACTATACCTAGTACAATGAATCTATTTAGTGTAGGTTCAAACCGCGTTACATTAGATTATAGTAGCGGTACATTAGGAACAATACAAATTAATGGAACTTCTTCTGCAAATATTGAGATGTTCGATGGCGGTTGGTTAACAGCTATGCTACGAACTAGTGGCTCTAAATTGCAAGTTATAGCAAAAAGATCAAAGTATGGTAAAATTGTAGCAGCTGTGTCTGCTTCTGCAACTAGCACATTTGCATATTCTGGTAGTGTTATATTAGGTGGTACTAGTACTGGTGCTTCTAGGTTATTAGGTGAATTACAAGAATTGCGATTGTGGTCATCGAGTTTAGATGAAACTGCATTTAACAATCACGTTAAAGCTCCGGCTGCATATGACGGAAACGTTGATGCATACAGTGAATTAGTTTATCGTTTGCCATTAACACAAAAAATTAATCATACAACAACAGGTAGTCTTGTTGGAGTTCAGCCTGTTACATCTGTAATTTCAGCATCATTTAATGGATGGTCAACTGCAGAACCATATAATTCTATAGAAGAAACATATTACTATGACGCAATATCATTAGGTGCTGGTACTTATGATGATAATAAAATACGATTAGAAGATAATGAACTTGTTGGAGTATTAGATGTTAAAACTAGAGCAGAACGTAGTCAATTTGATCGAGCTGCATTAGATAGTGCAAAACTAGGGGTTTATTTTTCTCCACAAACAATGATTGATGAAGATATCATTGCGCAATTAGGATTTACAGAATTAGATCAGTATATTGGTGATCCAGGCGATTCTAATTTAGATTATTATCCAAGATTAATACAAAAAGCTCAGGATTATTGGAAAAAATACGTAGATAAAAATAATATCAATGCATATATTAAAATATTCACGTTATTTGATTTATCTTTTTTCCGTCAATTAGAACAATTATTACCTGCTCGTGCTGATAAATTAACGGGTATATTAATACAACCAAATATACTAGAGCGTAGCAAAGCAAGTATACTTCCAAAAGTGCAACCGTTTAATAGTACATATAATGCTATTTTAGAACAAGTATCACCTACGGCATCTGGAAATTATTTAAACTATGCTGGGCAAATTGATGGCAAAATTATGACTATCGATGCTATCGATGATGATCAATGGCAAGCATATTTAACTGCATCTCAATCTGAGAAATATGATGGTACTACGTATAATTATGAATATTTAATATGGAATGGAACTGAATATGTAACCGGTTCAACTCCGTATTGGAGACGTGAAGGAGTGTTACCTGTTATTATTGACTCGGTTTTATCTGATTATCGATTTGAATCCGGTTCTACGGATTTTGAATTATATTATGAAGGTACGTATTATGGTACGGCATCATATTATGGTACTAGTAGTTATGCAACTGCATATTTTAGATTTTCTGGTAGCTTCGCACAAGTACAAGATTATATTCCTGCCGGTATTGCTAATCAAAGATTTGCTGGTTCAAAATTAACGAGTGCAGATTTTAATATTAATACTATACAAACCGTGGATGGCGGACCGGCAGTTGAATGGCGTACGGCAAATGGAAATCAATTGATATATCAAAATAACGGAGAACAAGGAAGTTTTGTGTTAGTATAAAAATAAGTTCATTTTTTTATATATTGATATTTATTTTAAATAGGAATAAAATATGGGATATTTAGATAATAGTTCAGTTACAGTTGATGCAATTCTTACTCTTAAAGGAAGAGAATTATTAGCTCGAGGTGGTAACGCATTTAATATTACTCAATTTGCATTAGGAGATGATGAAATTGATTATTCATTATGGAATCCTGATCACCCACTCGGAACTGATTATTATGGTGTAATTATAGAAAATATGCCAATTGTAGAAGCAATTCCTGATGAAACTCAGGCTTTACGTTCTAAATTAATTACATTGCCAAAACAAACAACTAATATACCAGTTGTAGTAGTTGGAAATTCTTCGTTATTGTTATCAGCACCAGGAAATTCAGCAGCAATAACACCAAATACTGCAAATTTAGCTGGTGGAAATGCTAATTTAGGATATACCGCAATTTTATCTGATTCTACTGTTGCTGATCTTCAAGTAACAAGAGAATTACAAAATTCAGTGTTACCTACTGCTCCTAGATTTATCGGAGATAACGAAGATGCACAAAGTGTGGCAGTTTCTGGATTTGAATTCCGTGTCATTGCTAAGGCTCAATACATTGAAGATAAAACAGCAACAATTACAATTATTGGAAATGAAACCGGTGGTAGCGTAACAATTACGGTAACTGTTAAAAAAGTAACTGCGGTTACAGCTCCGTAATAATATAAAGATAAGTAAATATATGAAAGATTTAATTAAAAATCTAAAACGACAACCGAGACATGGTGGTGTACCAGGTAGGCCAGATGCGCTAGCTAATTTAAATCAAGTACGAGGACTTAGGGAAGATTCAGTAAATAATCAGGTTCAGCAATTAGCTATGCAATTGGCTAATGAAATGATTGCATCCCAACAACAAGCTCAATTATTAGCGAGAAACGGCCGGGTATTTACTAAATTTGATCAGTTAAATGATGTTGTAGCAAATCAAACCGAAGTTGTTACAGCAGGTTTATGGAGTGATAATATTGCTAGTTTAACTACATATTTTACTTCATCTACACAAACAACATCACAACGAAGATATTATGTTGATGTCTTACAAGAAACGCCAACTGCTGAAGGATCAGCTGTACAGTTTTCAACAGCATTTGGTCATGCATTGGGTAGCGGATCGAATTCACAAGGCCAACTTAATGATTCTCCAGCAAAAGCAATATATTCACAATATCGACAGCTTTTATTAAATGTAGGTGATAATCGATTTATTACAGCTGGATCTGGAAGTACTGATTATATTTATGTTTTAAACTTTAAACGTAATCGTTTGAAAGAACGTTTAGATGCTGGTAATTGGGAATTGCCATTAATGAATATTTCTAGCTCTAGACCTCTAAATGCAACAGGCAGTGTTAAGGTTACCGGATCCCGTGTTATTACATTGATTGATGATTCATCGCTTAATTCTGCAACTATAGGCGATTCAGGTAAAATATATAATATAGTATCCGGGTCAATTAATGGTGGTGTATATAATCCAACCGCACCGGTTTATTATGGTTTATCATACCCAGACTTTGGTACATTGATATTAGACGGAAAAATGTTAGATCAACAATTAAACTTCCAAACTAATACCGGCTCTAGTTCAGAAGGTAACAATCATTTTGCATTGTTCCATTCAGTTTCTGGTTCAGCTTTACAAACAAACCCAGCAACCTCAGATCCATATGGTTTCTTAGCTAGAAATTCTGAGAAAGTAACTAGTACACATTATTTTGTTAGAATTAAAAATGCAGAATATAACTTTTCAAATAATACATCATATGTTACTGGTAGTGTAGGTCAAATTTCACAAACATCATTTATTGGTGATCCTAAAACATATATTACTACGGTTGGTTTGTATAATAATAGTCAGGAATTATTAGCAGTAGCTAAATTAAGTAAACCATTATTAAAATCATTCAAGCGAGAAGCTCTTATACGAGTTAAATTAGATTTCTAAAATAACTTACTGATTTAAGCCCTGTTATATTTATATTAAATATAGCAGGGTTTTTTACTATTATGGCCGAAACAAGAATACAAAACATAGATTCATATGAAGGAATATATCCATCGGTATTTAAAAAAGTAGATACCTCAGATATATCAATTTCTACATTTCAAAGTTATAAAACATGGACAGTCAATTCTGGGAGTGCAACATCTAGTTGTTTACCATTAAATGCAATATATTCTACTACAGAATTATTACCAGCATTAGATACA